ATTTTAGGTCCTAACACACAACAAGCAATTGATTGGGAAAATCAAACAAATGCAACACAGGATAGAATTGCAGGGTATGATCAATTACGTGCAGACATGGATCAATCAACTGTTGCTCCGGAACCATTTGATAACACACAAGGCGACTTTGATCGTCAACCAGAACTTAACGAACATGTAACATTTAGTCAAGGTGACAGTTTAGCTAGAATCATTCAACTAGCAAGAGGATAATAATGAAAAAAATTACAGAAAATGCACTCTTATTTAGAGTTAATCAATTAAATGAAAAGTTAGCAATGTATGAAGCAGGAGTTGTTCCTGCTGGTACTAAACCTGTAGCATCACAACAAACTACAGCAACTACTGCAGCAACACAACAAACTACAGCCCCGCATGGGCGCGGTGCATACGTTGCTCCACCACCGCCTGTTACTGATACTAAACCTGTAGCAGCACAACAAACTGCAGCTCCGGCACAACATCAAACCGTGTTACAAGCGTACAACGCAAATATAGCAAGTGGTATGGATAAAAATGCTGCATGGGCTGCAGCACAGAAATCTGCAGGTGCACCTGCACAACATACTTCAGGAACTGGAGGAAAACCAGTACAAACTAAACCCACAACTGCAGCTCCTACACATGCAGCTCCTGCACAAGCTAAACCAGATCCGGCAGTATTAAAACAACAACAAGATTTAATTGCCAAAGGATATCCAATTAAAGCAGACGGCATTATGGGTCCAAAAACACAAGCAGCACTAGATTGGCAAGCACAATCTGATAAACGTGACGCTGGTTTAAAAGCTACTAATAATATGGATCCTAGTAAACCAGCACCGGCAGCACCTACTGATCCAACGCAAAAAGCAGCATATGATGCAGCAATTAAGAACATGGATCCTAATCAAACACCAGCTCCAGCAGCAGCTCCGGCAGGTGCAGCAGCAATTACTCCTGCATTCCAAAGCCAGCAAGCACCTACACCGGCATCTACCGCCCAACAATCAGCGTATAATAGCTCTGCACTTGGACAGATGCAACGGTCTCTTCAACAACAAGAAGCTGGCCAATCAATTCAAACACCACCTCCAGAAAAACCAGAAGGTGTCCAAGTGTTTCCAGGAACAGTAACACAACAAACAGCAGCATCTGCAGCACAACCGTCTGGTGGATGGGATCAAAACGATCCAGATACTCCAGCTATGTTCCGCAATCCTCTCCCAGGTGAGCCAGGTATGCATGAATCAGTTTCGTTTAAAAATGAAGACAGTTTGGCTAGAATTGTACAATTAGCAAAATGGTAAAATAATTTGACAAAGTGAAAGATTTCACTTGCTCATATAAATAAAAGAGTATATAATACGCACATACTTTAAAAGTAAGGCATACTTATTATATACAGTATAAAACATAAAAAACACATAGGCTATATAACACACAGAGCAATCTGTGTGTTAACTCAAAACACATAGGATATTAAAATGGCAACACTCGCAGAAATCAGAGCAAAACTAAAAGCGGCAGAAACACGTAGTACAGATAGCAATACAGGCGGTGATAAATCAATTTATCCATTCTGGACTATTAAAAGCGGTGGCGAAGCAACTTTTAGATTCCTTCCAGACGGCAACGCAGATAACATGTTTTTCTGGGTTGAGCGTAACGTAATCAAATTACCTTTTGCAGGTATTAAAGGTCAAACAGATAATAAACCCGTAACAGTAAATGTACCATGCGTTGAAATGTACAACGACGGTTCGGTATGTCCAATTCTTTCAGAAGTGCGTCCTTGGTTTAAAGATCCTTCTTTAGAAGAAATGGGTCGTAAATATTGGAAAAAACGTAGTTTCATCTATCACGGCTTTGTACCTAAAGATGGCTTAGAAGAAAGAGAACCACCCGAAAATCCAATCCGTAGATTTATTATTGGACCACAAATTAACAAACTAATTCACGCAGCATTAACTGACGAAGAATATACAGAATTGCCTACAGACTATGTAAATGGTTTTGACTTTACATTGCGCGTTGGCAGTAAAGGCGGCTTTGCAGACTATTCAACATCAACATGGAAAAGAAATACACGTCCACTAAGTGAAGAAGAAAGATCAGCAATTGACAAATTTGGCTTACCTAACTTAGCAGATTACTTACCTAAAAAACCAGGCGACGTTGAACTTAAAGTTATGGTAGAAATGTTTGAAGCATCTGTTAATGGTGAAGCATACGACATTGAACGTTGGGGCAAATACTTTAGACCATATGGCGTACAGTTTGACGAAAACGCAGCACCAGCACCTACTGCAACAGTAACGCCCGTAGTTGCACCCGTAGTACCCACAGTTGAAGAAGACGCCCCATGGGATGAGCCAGCTGTTGTTAATACCTATACTCCACAACCTGCAGTAGAAGCAGCTCCTACAGCATCAAGCGATTCTCGTGCTAATGATATTTTAGCAAGAATTCGTAATCGCGGCTAATTAAGATGTAACGGATTAACGTAGCAAGGGGTCTTGCTACGTTACAATGTACGGAGTATACTCATGGCGACAAAACCATTCGATTTAACAAAATTTAGAAAAACATTAACAAAAAGCATTGACGGATTGGGCGTAGGCTTTAACGATCCTACAGATTGGGTTGGCACAGGCAACTATGCACTTAACTATCTTATTAGTTCAGACTTCCATAAAGGCATTCCATTAGGTAAAGTAACTGTGTTTGCAGGCGAATCTGGTGCAGGCAAAAGTTATATTTGTTCAGGTAACATTGTTAAGAATGCACAAGAACAAGGAATATATGTAGTACTAATTGATTCAGAAAATGCACTTGACGAATCATGGCTACACGCATTAGGTGTAGACACTACTGAAGAAAAACTTCTTAAACTTAATATGGCTATGATTGATGATGTAGCTAAAACTATTAGTGAGTTTATGAAAGAATATAAAGCAATGGAAGACAAACCAAAAGTATTGTTTGTAGTTGATTCATTAGGTATGTTACTAACTCCAACTGATATTAATCAATTTGAAGCAGGTGATTTAAAAGGTGATATGGGTCGTAAACCTAAAGCACTTACTGCACTTGTTCGTAATTGCGTTAATATGTTTGGCAGTCACAATGTTGGATTAGTATGTACTAATCACACGTATGCAAGTCAAGATATGTTTGACCCAGATGACAAAATATCAGGCGGACAGGGATTTGTTTATGCATCAAGCATTGTAGTAGCAATGAAAAAACTTAAACTAAAAGAAGATTTAGATGGTAACAAAGTTAGTGAAGTTAACGGTATTCGCGCATCATGCAAGATTATGAAAACTCGTTATGCTAAACCATTTGAAACTTTGCAAATTAAAATCCCGTATACTACAGGTATGAATCCATTTAGTGGGTTAGTTGACTTATTTGAGAAAAAAGGTATGCTATCAAAAGATGGTAATAGACTTAAATACGTGGCTACTGACGGTACTGAAATTAAACAATACCGTAAAGAGTGGGAAAGTAATGCTAACGGTGCTCTTGAAAGAGCAATGGCTGAATTTACTGATCAACCGTTAATATCTAATGACATTGATGATATTGATGATGAATACGTCACGGAGGACGAAAATGTTGAATGAAACACAAATTGCTGATGTATGGTTATTATTTGCAGACTACATTGATAAGAAACAAGCAGAAATTGCTGCTGAAAGATTTATTGAATTACTAGCAGATTTTGGTGCTAGTGATCGTACCTTCCAAGGTGCAACAGGTATCGATCCTGTTTTAGATCAAGCTATTACTTATTACTTAGAAGATAATAGCGATGACGACGATGATTATACAGATTTGGAGTTTTAATGAGTTGGTATTCTACAATAGCTAACGACATAACAAAATTACATGATGGTATTGCATATTTTCAAACAGAATTGACAAGTGCTAGACAAGAGTGTAAAATAGTAGGAAATGTAGAACGTGCGTCTGCAGCAATGCCAGGCATTGTAGAACATAGATATGGACAGCTTCAAGAAATTGAAGCTATCCTTGAGTTCCTTAATATCGAACTTAAACGATTAAAGAGTTATCACTTTAGAAAATATTTAGAAACATACGCAAGAGCGTTAAGCAGTCGCGATTGTGAAAAATTTGTCGAAGGTGAAGATGATGTAATTGAGTACGAACAGATTATTAACGAATTTGCTTTACTAAGAAATCAATGGTTGGGTATTACAAAAGCCTTAGATCAAAAATCGTATGCATTAAGCAATATTATACGATTAAGATGTGCAGGTATGGAAGACGCAACAATTTAATTAATATGACGGGCTTAGTGCCCGTCACTACTATAAGGTGTATAACACATGACTACGATTGACAGCTTGCTTCATTTTGTATTTCTTGAAGCAATGACTACAACTCCCCCTTTCTCGTCAAGAGATAATAAAACATTGCGAAGCTTACATACTGCAATGCAGTCCACTACATATATTACTGAAAAACAAGGTACGCTGTTACTTGCAATTTTAAGTAATCAGTTATACACGCCATTTATGTTATTAGCTAACGCTGATTACAAAGAATACTTAGATAATCCGCAATGGCAACACCCGTTTCGTGTACTTCCAGATGTTAAGAAGATATACCATATTCCGGCTGGCTCAACTGCTATTCCGGAATACAATGGGTTACGTGATAACTATACAGGAGTAATTGCAATTGAATTTACATTCTCATCTACTATACGTAATCACCTAAAACCGCTATCATCTGTAATTCATCAAGTAAGATCTGGGTCGTTTTATATTGCAGATTACACAGAACAAAATTTATACACTGTAATGAAAAACTTAGAACAATATAACTTTGAAGTTTCTCCCGAGTTACAAGCAGTATACAATACTATTATTACGTGGGATAACGCAAATATAGCAAGCCAGTTCTTACTCGAAAATATTAATTTTCCAATGTTTAAACATGCAATTGATAATGATTTAGGTGATAATATCGATTTAAACGACTTATTAATTAAAGACCGTAAACATCGATATCAATACACTAACCATGTTGCGTGTAATAATAATACATTAACGGAAACTATTGCTAATCGTACTAAAACAAAAATATGGATTGATAGTAATACACATACACTATCTAATGTTGTTAAGTCATTAGTTGAATTAAAAAGGTTGCCGATGTTAGTAGTGTTTGATCAAACCACTCCGTTAATAACAATTACTCAGTTTAATGAATTGTCAACTGCGTTAACTAAAAATGGAATTACAGATAACATTGGTATCTATTTTAGATTAGATAATACGCCTGATGGCAAAATATTTAATGACGGAATTGCAAATAGAAAGTATAATAGTATGCTAGATGATTCAACAGCTGTTGCAGGTGTGCTAGGCGGTAAACTACCAAAGTTCTTTCTTAAAACAGGATGGAAACCAATGAGCGTACTTTGCATTAAAAACACATTGCGCCAAAGTAAAACGGCAGTATATGCAACGTGTAGTGATTTAATTATTACATATACTCCAACAGAACCAATAATTGAAACGAGGAACATATGGGAGTTAAATTAGTCATAAAAGACGAAGTTAATATTAAATTTGATCATTTACCATTAGACGTGCGTAAGAAATTAGTAAACGCATTTAAGTACGAAGTACCGTATGCTAGATATCAACCTGCCTTTAAGTTAGGCAGGTGGGACGGTACAGTAAGTCTATTTGGGTTAGGTGGGACAGGATATTTAAATAATTTAGAATCTATCTTAGCAATAATGAATAAATGCGGTGTTGAGATAGATGAAATAGAAGACCTGCGAAATCATTATAAGTTAGAGTTTATACCAGTTACAGAAACATATTGGGCAGATCAAGGTAAGGTATGGCCAGTAGGACATGCTCAAGAAGGACAACCAATTATGTTACGTGACTATCAAGTTGACGCCATTAATAAATTCTTAGAGCAAACACAAGCATTGCAAGAGATTGCAACTGGTGCAGGTAAAACAATTACAACAGCAACACTAGCACACATATGCGAACCGCATGGCCGTACAATTGTTATTGTTCCAAATAAGAGTTTAGTAGAACAAACACATGAAGACTTTGTAAGCGTTGGGTTAGATGTTGGTATGTACTATGGCGATAAAAAAGATATAAACAAAACTCATACAATATGCACATGGCAAAGTCTTAACATACTAGACAAGAAAAGTAAAAATCACGAACACGATATTATATCATTAGCAGAATTTTTAGATGGTGTAACTGCTGTAATTGTTGACGAAGTGCATATGGCAAAGGCAGATGTACTAAAAAATTTACTTACGCATAATTTATGTAATGCACCGATTCGTTGGGGGTTAACAGGTACTGTACCTAAAGAAAAGTTTGAATACGAACAAATATTTGCAAGTATTGGACCAGTAATAGGAGGTATCAAAGCATACGAGTTACAAGAAGCAGGCGTGTTATCAGACTGCCATGTAAAAGTATTACAGCTAATTGATTTAAAAGAGTTTAGGGCATATTCGGATGAGATAACATATCAAGTTACAAATGAAGACCGTATGAGATTTATTAGCGATCAAATTAACGAAATTGCAGAAACGGGTAACACATTAGTGTTAGTTGGTCGTATCGAAAGCGGCAAGATATTAATCGAAAATATTCCAGATGCTGTATTTGTATCAGGTAATGTAAAAACAAAAGATAGAAAAACAGAATACGACGAAATTAAAACATCGACAAATAAAATTATTGTAGCAACTTATGGTGTAGCAGCAGTTGGTATTAATATTCCACGTATTTTTAATTTAGTGTTAATCGAATCAGGTAAAAGTTTTACAAGGGTTATACAAAGTATAGGTAGAGGAATTAGAAAAGCACACGATAAAGACTTTGTGCAAATTTATGACATTACAAGTACGTGTAAGTATGCTAAAAGACATCTTGCAGAAAGAAAAAAGTTCTATAAAGATGCAAAATATAAATTTGAAATTAATAAGGTAGATTGGAAATGAATATATTAACAGTTAACAATGAGTGGTTTTCGCTCAATAGTCTGCCAGATGAAGTCGACGATAGTATGCGATTTGGTGTGTTAGACAATAGTAATCCGCAAGATCCGGATTTTTTCTTTTCACCATTAATATATTTAGAATCATTTAATGCACCTGCAATGGTATTAAAAATAGGCGATAGTGAAGTTACTATGCCAATTGATTGGTGTATTGCAGTGGGCGACAGTAGTAGTGCAACACATATCGAAATATTACCATTAACTAGCTTAAATGATAGAGGTTTTGATGCATTAATTTTTAATCCAATATCTGATTTTAGAATTGAATTTATGAAAATAGAAATAGTAAATTTTTATAATGATGTTAAATGGTATTTTCCTAAAATGAAAATAGGCCATTTATTAGCAACACCAATAAGACAACAATACAAACCACCATGTGCATATTTTGTAAAAGAAGTTTCAAGAAACAGTGAATTAATCCATTTAGACAAATTATTATAAGAAATCACAAAGGCACCAAATGAGCAAAGAAGAATTAAGCGAAAAGGTAGAATTAAAACAAAAGATTAATGCAGTTGATTTAGGCCTTAATGACTTATGGGATATGCTTGACGAAAGTAACCAAAAAGCACTTAAAGGCGAATTGTTTATTTTAAATCGATATATTAGTAATGTTAAAGGTCAATCTCGAGAAATAAAAGAACATTACGTTGAATCAGTAAATGGTTGTTATAATAGATACTGGTTTGATTTACAAAAACACCCTAAGCTATTATGGATGTTACTATGTATGTGTTCGTATGATAAAGAACAAACATTCTTTCACGAATGGATTGGATTTAAGAAAAAAGGTAATGTTGATAATAAAAAAGTTGCATTCTTATCTGAATTGCATCCTAGTATGAAAATGAAAGAAGTTGAGATGCTTGCATCATTAACAACAGATAAAGAATTAGTCAACCTTGCTAAAGAATACGGGTTTGATGATAAAGAAATTAAAAAGAAATTGAAAAAATGAATCTAGCAACTTCCAAACCATTCCAATGTCAATACTGCAACAGTAAATTTGTAAAAGAATCTACGCTTGCAGTACATGTCTGCGAGCCAAAACGTAGAGCATTAGCACAACGAGATAAGCACGTAGTATTAGGGTTTGAAACGTATAACACATTTTATCAAAAAACACAAAACTTCCATGGTAAGAAAACATATGATGACTTTTGTAAAAGCCCATATTACAATGCATTTGTTAAGTTTGGAAGTTTTGTTAGTAACGTAAAACCATTGTATCCTGATAAGTTTATAACTTATGTAGTTACTAGTGGAGTTAAATTAGATCATTGGTGTAGAGATGATCTATACGACAAATACGTTGTAGACTTAATTAGAACAGAATCTGTAGAAACTGCATTAGAACGTAGTATTACTCACATGTTAGCGTGGAGTGATGCTAATAATTCACAATGGAATCATTATTTCTCATACGTAAGTTTAAATAGAGCAATGTACGATATTAAAGATGGTAAGATTAGTCCGTGGATTGTATTAAATTCTAATCAAGGCAAGCTAATGATAAAACGTTTTAATGACGAACAGCTTGCAGCAGTGAGTAATGTGTTAGATATACCATTTTGGTTTACTAAGTTTAAACATTTGCCACACGATGTAGAGCTTGTAAAGACTGTGGTTACAGAGAGTAATCTATGAACATAAATATTGAGGTTGTAATAAAACCGCTTTATAATTGGAGGTTCTTCACATATGCCAGACATTGATTTAGATTTCTTTGACAGATCAACTGCGTTATCAAAGATCAAACATGTCACGGCAGCCATTAGAAACGAAAACGCTTTTAAGAAACATAACACCGGCATTTATTGTCAAAGTATTCCGCATAATCCTATCTCAGGAGTGAGTACAATTGACTATAAAGAAGCCGAGGATAGGGGTTATTTTAAGATTGATTTTTTAAATGTTAGCATATACAAAGACATTAAAGATAATGATCATTTACTACACTTAATGGGAATTGAACCAATATGGGAACTACTACTTCAAGAAGATTTTGTAAATCTACTATTTCATATAAACGGGCACACAGATATTCTGAAACAGATGCAGCCGACTTCGGTGGAACAATTAGCTGCAGTCCTAGCTATGATAAGACCGGCGAAACGTTATTTGATTGGGAAAGAATGGACTACGGTGATGAACGAAATATGGGGACACACCGACGCTGACACCGGTTATGC